CCCTAATCCCGGACGGCTATTATTTGAAGTCCTACCATAAACAAGGTGGCTATATTCACTACCATTATTAAAATTATGTAAATATAAATCGCCGTTATCTTGACAACTATTAGAGGATTTTATAGTAGATAAATAAAATTGGTTTTGGTTTGACGCGTTAGTATTTGATACATTTCCATAACCTCTAAATTGCTTACCTGCGTAATCATAATTAGCTGAACTATCTTCATTACCACTTGATAAAAATCTGCCTTGTATTCCTTGTGCAGATGAACTATCTGTTTCTAATTGTCTATATCTCAATAAGTAAACACTAAAAGAACTATCCCAATTTCCTGCACCTAAAGTTACGCTTGAAACTGCGCCTGTAACATTTACTTCTTCAATTTTTACTAAAGAACTCATTTAACACCATACACTTTAAATTTCATACCCTCATCAAAAGTTCCACTATTTGGTAAGAATTGTATTCCTTTAATAGTTTCATTTACAAAGTGCATAGCAACGCCTTTACTTCCCATTAAATGATTACTATTTAAACTATCTTGTATTGCACCCTCAGTTTTAATCATTGTATGACTATCACTTTGATAAGGGCTAAAAACTGTTAATTTTAATCCACCCATTTGTTGAAAATTTACGCCACCTATAAAAGATATAAAAAAGAAATTCCTATCCTCGTCAAATTGCTCTGTATAACTTGCGTCTGAATGCATATCATAATTAGAGTAATCATATTCATTTGCACTAATAACATTGTTACTACTATCTAATAACCTACCATACAAATACATAACATTACTATTAGATGATAAGTGCGTTACATATATTTCATAAGTATCATAATCAGCATTAAAGCAATCAGTTAAAGACGCAGTTGACATACTTTCAGTACGATTAACGTCTTTTATGAACTGTAAATTTCCAATCATCTTAACGCCTGATCCCGTAAAGCGAAAATTCCCCGTGTTCGTGATTACCACCACTTGTTAAAAAGTTTATTCCGTCTATTGCTTGTGTTTCATCATTCATACTACTTTGAAAATTACTATTTATGCCTACGCCTAAATGTACAAATTGTGAAGTCATAAAAGTCATTTTAGCACTATCCCCAGCGTCAAAAATATATACATATCCATTTAAGCCCTCTCTGTTTATCCCGATATTGTAAGCTAACCAAACTTTACTATCCCCTGCGCTTTTTGGACTACTAGCACCTGTATTATCTCTAACCATAGCGTATTCATATTGCGTAGAAGTTGTAGTCGCACCATTGACTTGAAAATTCATTCCTAAATGCCTATCGTCAGTTTGTGGTTTATAGTTTGATATAGTCATAAAGTGTACATCATAAATATTTGTTTTTAGATTATTAAAAATAATCGTGCTTGGTGTTCCTGTAACATTTTGAGTTTCGATCAATTCCAAATCGCCTAAAGTTGACATCTTTCCGTCAATAGTTAAATTATAAATATCAGTAGGTGTTAGCAACCCTTTATTGCTACGATAAGTCTGATCGACTGCACCATTTGGTATGTATCCATATTCACTCATTAGCTACCTACCTGTCTAAATAGGGTAAAAGTTCCACCTGAAATATTACCACTAGATGATATAAAATTTAGTCCGTCAACTTGTGTATATTCGTTCAACTGTCCACCACCGACAGTACCTTGTGCTTCGCCACTTGTGTTAGCGTTAGTTGATTTTAAAATGCAATTTGTAAAATCACTCGAATTATTAGCGTTAAAAATATGAAAAGTACCTGACGCGTTTTCCCCTGTACCATTTCCTAAAGCCATTTGACAATTCATAGATGACGTTCCACCTATTTGTTGAGTGAAAGCAGTACCGTTTGGTCTTAATCCTCTGCCTGCCCATTGGTAATTTAAATTACTGTTAGCCGTTCCACTTTCGGTAAATTGTAAGCGTAATCTTGTATCATCAGTTGCTAAAGTTACATTGTTAAAAGTACATACATAAATATCTGTTGTATTAATTCCAGTCAATTTAACAAAAGCTACTGGACTAGATACTACTGTTCTTTGAATTTGAACTAATTTACTCATTAACTATCAAACCTAACACCATAAATACGAAAAATTCCTGACGTATAGCTATTTACTGTAAGACTAAATTCTACCCCACTAACTTTATCAATTGAAGTTAATCTACCTGCACTATTCCACTCATAACATATTGTTGAAGTACCCCTAAACGATACTGAACGCGACGTGTACCCTGTCCACGTTGATTGTCTTGAATTGTAAATGTCAATAACAATATTATTGCTATCGCCTGACGCGTCACCAAAAAATGAAGGTGCGAAAGAAGAAGTATTTTGATAAAATTCTCCAACAGGTGTATTTGTTCCTGAATGTAAATATAAAGCACCATAATCATAAATAGATGAAGTAATAGTACTTGCACTATCATTCACAAATTTTAACTTCATATAAGTTCCACCATTATTATTATTTTCTATTCCACTACCAATTATTTTATAAACATCATAGTCATCAGTAAATACATTAGGTATTTGTACCGTACTTACAGTTGAGCTTATTGTTTCTTCGTGTAATAGTCTTAAATTAGCCATATTATTTTTGTTTCATTCCGTAAAGGGTAACATCAAAATCTGTAAAATTTTGTGCGCCTGAACATACAATTCTAAAACCGTCAACTGTACTTAATTGAGGTAAAACGCTACCGTTAAAATTTGTTTTTGGTACTGTACCTGCACCTGCGAAAGCGTCAATTCCTGCGCCGTGTGACATCATATAACTTTTTTGACTTGAATTTCCTAAATTATATAAATACACTTCGGCGTTTTCAGGTTTTCCTACGCCACCACCTGTTGCGCTAAAATCTAAAAACATAAAAACGCTTACAGTACTTCCTAAATATTGTGTCCCGTTAGTAGCTATCTTTTGATATGCGTAGTGATAAACGCTAGCAGTTTCTAAAACACCACTTTCGTAAAGTTGTATTCCAAAACTTACATTGTTACTTCCCACCTTTAAATTATTATAAGTTAAATAATGTACATCAAAAATATCTTCTTTAATGTCGGTAAAGTCAATAAAGTTTACATCTCCTGTATGTGTTTGTCTTTCAATAAGTTCTAATGAGCCACCCCAACTACCATCTTTTTCTAATTGTAATATTTCACTAGGTGTATATAAACCAGTATTCTTTTTTACATCATTTGGTTGCGTACCTAAGTAAGCCATAAATAGCCCCTTTAGGTTTGTCTAAGAAATGAAACTGTATAATCTGCACTTGACGCAGTTGAACATAATCCCTGTAAGATGTCGCCTGTTTCGAGTACTATTTTGCTATCTATTTGTATAGTTGTCCCGAATGGTAGTGAAACATCGTTTAAAATGTTTCTTAATGTACCACCCGATTTCGTAATACTTAGATCAACAGTAACATCGGCACTACTTGAATTAACATTAGAAATTAAAATTCCTATTGCTGTTTCTGTTGTCGAACTAGGTACAGCGTCAATAATATCTGCTGTGCTTGTTGAAAGTTGTCCTGCTACTGAATGTAATGTGTCCGCCATAATCTATTCCTTTCCTATGATAAAGCCAATACTAAACCTAATGATACACCTGCGCTAGCTAGATTGGCTATATCTTGCGCGGTTGTTTTTTTAAGTGCGTTGCTATCATCTGCGTCCCCGATCAATACAATGTCTGATCCTGCAACTGTTGCAGAAGTCGCGTCGTTAGGCGAAATAGATAAGGTAGATGAAAACGCACCTGATGTCGCAGTAGTTCCACCGCTTAAACCTGAAGTCCCTGCTGTTGTTATTGTTACACCCGTAATATCGCCGTCCCCAATGTAACTAGCCCAAGCAGATCCGTTATAGTAAGTTAAATCGTTAGTATCTTTAAGATATGCGAACATTCCTTCTTCAGGCGACGAAATTGCACTTGATCTAGCGCTACTATCATCGAAGACCATTACTACTTGTTCTTGAACGTAATTGTTAAAATCACTAGCGTTAACTAGATCCCCTGTTGTCCAAACTTTAAAACCTGCACCCATTTATTAAAACCTTTCTTTCTTTAACTATACGCGAAACGTGTACCTTCGCCAAGTTTAGCGGATCCTAGGATCCAAGCGGAAGATCCCGCAGGACTAAGAGTAGCAGACCATGACCAAGATTGCGACGATCCGTCCACTTGATGTCTTATACTTTCTATTAATAATTCGTCTTCTAGTGTCGTTCCGTCTGTGTTTTGGATCTTAACCTTAATTCTATCGCCGAACTCACGATTTAAAACCTGTGTCCATAGCCCTGTATTATCCCTAGGGTTTACAGTTAAATTATCTACCCTAACGATAGGAAGTGCTGTTTCCGCTATTTTCTGTTCGATAATTGATTTAACGTCGTCATCTGTAGTATTAATAGTAGATTGAACAGATCCTTTAGCTGTATATCTAGTTACACTATCCGCGTCTGATATATATTGCGTTGTTCCGCCTTCTCTTGTCCATTCATAAACGTTAATGATTTCGTTGTCATCTAAACTTAACCCAACATCTGTAAACGGTAGATCTGATCCAGTATTACTAAAGGTACCCTGTACGTTTATAGCTTTAGTATTACTTAATCGATAATTTCTATTTCTAAACGTTGCTTTTCCGTCTGCACTTATAAAGAATTGTGCGTTTTCTGCTAATTCAATTTCTCTTATAGCTGAAAGAATATTATCTGTTAAATCTTGCTGTAGTACATTAACTGTTCCTGTAAGTACGTCCCTTCTATTACTTGGGAAACCAATAGCATTTAGGATCCTAGTTACACGATCTGATGAAAGTTCTGTTAAATCGTCATATCCTAAACGTGTAGAACTTCCTAATTCACTAAATCCACCACGACCAAGACGCCAAGATCTGCTATCAAGTGTTCCTGATTGTAAGACTTTAAATGCGTCTGTCGCATGAAATGTAACTATACTGTCTGATCCCTGCGCTGTAAAAACTACGGGAATAGTATCTAAAAAACCTTCAAATAAAACGTAAGGTGTAGAACTATAAGTAGCGCTGATCCTTATTCTTTTTAATGGTTGAATTTTTGTTCTGTTATTAGCTGTATCGTAATAATACGTTGTTTGACTTGGGTTAAACCTGTTATCAGTATTAGATAACATTATTTGCGCTGATCCTGCGCCAAATTGTCCTAACTCATTAACCCTACCCCTGTTAGTTGAAAACTGTCTTACATATTGACTGACATCAGTAAAAGTCTGCGTTTCATTAAAAGGATCGCTGTCAAATCCTATTTCTACTGTTAAATCTACATTTGTATCGAAAGCAACTGACATTATGAAAGACTTAATCCGCGCTTTTGTGCTTTTTCTATAACACTCATTACCCTATTTTCTACTTCTTGTTCTGTAGATAATATGTCCCCTGTACTTAAATTAAAATTATTTGTCTGATAAGTTATAGTACCGAACGCGTCTGATCCTGCGAACGATGATCCTGATCCTGTGTCGCCAGTATTCATAACAGCACCAGTAGGATCAAATTTAAGTCCTGTATCTGCTTTTATTTCAGGTGGTACTACTGGTGGTGCTGTAACACCGCCACCCCCACCGCCACCGTCGCCAACAGTTATCGGCTTACTTCCTAGGGCTTGTATTTCTAGAAATTTGTCTATTACACTTTGTAGATCGCCCGTAACATCATCAGCCATTAAAGAAACTAGATCTGTAAATGTTCCTAGTCCTGTTGCGTCTGCTAATGCTTTATCTAATTCAGCTTTAGCAATCGCCATTTCTAAGATCTCATCTGTCGATCCGTCAGTCGCTTTAGCTACTTCTTCTTGTTGTTTTCTGTATTCTTCTTGTGCTTTTGCTACATTATCTGTAGCTTTTTGCTGATCTTCTAAGGCTCTTATAAGATCTTGTTCAGCTCTTTCTTCATCTCTTGTAGCGCTTTCACTTGCGATCCTAAGTTCTGTTAAAGTCTTTTCGGCTAATTGCAATTCCAAATTCTGTAATTCGGATCTTTCTTCCATTTCTCGAAGTTTGTTTAGCTGTTCTTCTTGTCTTTTAATTGCAATAGTTTCTTCTAATGTAACTTCTTTACTAAGTTCTTTTTGTCTAGCTAGTTCCTGTTCTGCTTGATCAACTTTCTTAACAGCGTCTTCTTCGCTTAACTTTGTGCTATTTAATTCTTCTAGCCTGTCACGTTCTTCCTGTTCTAGATCTATAATGTTTTGTTTTATATCTTCTATTTTTTGGTAAGCATTAAACACCTTATTAAGTGCGTCTATGCCTTTATCTTCTCTAAGTTTTATTAGTTCTTTTTCTTCATCTGATAATTCTTGTGTTACTTCTATTTGATCTTCTAGGGTATCTATTAAGTTATAGCTTTCTATTTCGTATCTATGCGCGTTTCTAATTTGATCTCTTGTGATCCTATCTTGTTCTTCTTGTTCTTCTGCTGATTTCCGTACGCTATCTGCATACTCTTTGTACATATTCGCTAAATTCTGATTTTTTATTTTCTCTTGCGCTCGTTCTAACGCTTTTGTTCCGATTTCAGCGTCATAGCTTGTACCTGTCAAGAAGTTCAATGCTTTAGTTATAAAGTTTATAGAATGTGCGAATTCTTCAGTATCAGGCACCCTTCCGATCATTATGTCTAAAAGCCCGTTAGTTACATCAATCGCGTGTGATAATGCAGGCGTCAATTCTTCTACAATGATTAGCCCAAGTTCTGAAAACTTATCGCCAGTTAAAATTAATTGACTTTTAAGACTTTCTAACTGATTACCTGCTACGTCTTCTGTAGTACCCCCGCTATCACGTAAAGCCTTTTCATATTCTCTGATCTTTTCTGTTGATCCTGATAAGATTTTGACTGCGTCAGCTACACCACGATTAAGACCTAACTGATCTAATGTACTTGCTTTAAGTTCATCGGACATAGGTTTAAGAACTCGATCTAATTCTTCAACAATGTCTGCGACGTTACGCATATTACCTTCGGCGTCAAACATTTCTAGTCCAAGTTTTGCGAACTCTTCCCCGTTCTTTGCTGTTGCTCTTGGTATATCTCTTAGGACTTGATTAAGTTTCTCGCCACCTTCTGCACCTTTTACACCTGCGTCAGCGAAGACAGCAAGAACAGCAACACCTTCTTCGATGTCTTTGTTAACAACTTTTAACGCGGATCCTGCTTTAGATGTTAGAGCCTCGGAAAATTGTTGAACGCTTGCGTTAGCTAATGTGTTTGCCTTAACAAGTACATCGGTTACACGTGTTAAGTTTTCTAAGTTTTGTCCTGCGTCAGATACAGTTAGTCCTAATGCGGATTGTGCGTCTGTAGCTAAGTCGGTAGCTGTCGCCATATCGAACATACCTGCTTGGGCGAACTTGGCGACTTGGGGTAAGGCTTGAATTTGTTGTTCAGCGTCTAAACCTGCTGACGCTAAGAAGAAGAATGATTGTGCTGTTTGTTCTGCCGAAAATGTTGTTGTTAGTGCTACTTCTCTTGCAGTCTTTTCCATAGCGCGTTGCTGTTGTTCGGTAGCGCTCATAATCGCTAGCGATTGTGTCATAGCGTCTTCAAAAGCGATAAACTCTCTGCCTGCTACTTGAAGGGCTTTTCCTAGGGCTACTGCACCTGCGACAGCAGTAGTTCCCATAGCTTTTCCGAATTTAGCTAATCCCTTAGATGATTTATCGCCTGTCTTACCGATCCCGTCTAATTGTCTTTTAGCAAGATCAGCGCCTTTAGTTACGATATTTAATACTATATTTGATACAGCCATTTAACGTCTGTTCCTTCTTTTCTTACTTTCCGCGTCTGCTAGTGCTTGGGATTTATCACGGGCTTTCTTTTCCCATAAATAGAAATAAGCCCATTCATTATATTCCTTAGCACTCATCTTAGTATGTAATTCCCCGACAGTCATTGATAGATCGCGGGCTAATCGAAAAGAAAAAGCTAAATCTGTATCGTGATCAAAACTGATCGGCGTCGTCCGCCGTACCCCCTAGACCATTTAACTTGTTGATCTCGACAAAAATCTTATCAACAACCCTACTATCTTTCTTGTAAAGCTCTTCGATAAGATCATCATCTAACTTAGGATCTGCAACACATTCTTTTAACATTTCTATCTGATAATCGAAAGCGTCTAAATCTGTTTCTTTAAGCATACGACCTAACTTAACAGCCATGCCTTTAGACATGCCTTTAATTAAGATCGTAAAGCCCCATTCTTCTATATTGATTTCTTTTTCAGGGACATCAGGAAGACCTAAGATGTCTTCCCTAGTTAACCTAATTTGTTTTTCACTCATTGTGCGTCCTTAATTATATTTAGTGGGTACCTCTTGTGACCGCGTCGGAAATTTGTATGTCCGCTGAATAAGCGACGACATCGCCGACGGGACTAGAAATAGCATAGTTAGTAAGGATCCCTTCGCCAGTATATTTTACCGCGCCTGATCCTGTTCCTTCAGGGGAATATTCAAAACTTAATGTAGCTGATTGTCCTAATACTGCGCCGAATATTGCGTCTGCTGTACTGTCCCAAAGTCCACTTAGGGAAAGTGTTGCGTCCTTTAGTCCAACAATATATGTTTTATTGTCTTTTCCAAGAACTGTAGTTTCTGCAATATCAACGGTTTCAGGAAAATCAACATTATTTACATAAGCTGATATATCTGTAAGCGATCCGCCTGAATTATCCAGTTTGAATACGCTGTCTTTTCCATGTACGAAAGCCATTCTTTATCCTTTCTTAGTTATTACGTCCAAAGCCGATTATAACATCAAAACTAGGGGAAGTCCCTGTCAATGTATATTCAACCTTTAGATATCTATTTACTGTTGTACCTTTAGCCACGACTTTAACTTCGGACGTTGCTGTCGTTGCTTGGGTAAATGTTACTAAATCAGCATAAGTACTGTCATCGGCACTATGCGTAATTTTAGCGTCTATTGTTGGTGCAGTTCCACTAGCAGAAGTAACAATGATGAACGCGCCACCACCGTTAGTTGTACTTGTTGTGTTATCTCTTGCTGTGCCTGATCCTGTTGCTGTAACAGTTGCATTTTCTAGAACTGTTCCATTAAAGATCCCTTCGTCTGACTGAAAGTCGGCACTAAAAGCAACTATATCCCCTACAGGACTTGAAATCCCGTAGTTAGTAAAATTACCTTTTCCGAAAGCTGTATTATCTAAGGCGTCTAATCCGTCTAAACCTATAATCAATTCTTGATCTGATGTAGCTAAGTTAGGTGCTATTACACCGTCTGAAGTTGCGTCGTAAAAACCTGCTAAAGAAATTGTACCGTCTTTAGATCCTGCAATATATGTTTTAGCGGACTTACCGAAAGTTGTACTTTCTGCGACGTCTGCTGTTCTTGTAGCGTCTGCGCTATTTAAGAAACTGCTAATCTCTGTGCTGTTTAAAAAAACTTTTGTATCTTTACCGTGTTTAAAAGCCATTAGTTACCACCTTTACACGTATCGGGACAAGCCCCACAACAATTATTCATCTTTTATTCCTTCTTCTTGAAGATCCTGATCTAGATCTTCTTCTAGTTGATCCTGATCCTGATCGTGTATTACCATAGCCCATATTAC